TGCAGAGAATCTTACAAACATATTATCCTGTGTAGACTTTGTACCAATCGTTGTTTCTGTACCAAAGAAAACTAAGTGTCTATCCGGTGTAGATACCAACATGTGTCTTGATGCTGTTGGTGCACCAGATATAATTGTGGCTCTTGTGGATGTTGCATCAGTTGCTGCAGAATTCCATTCAAAACATTCACCATCAACAATTAAACAAATAGCTTTATCACCAAAGTTATCTAGTGACCACATACCAGGATCTACAATTAAGTCTCCTGATGCTGCTTCACCCCATGCTACGTAGTTAGAAGAACTTGTAACAGTTGCTCCACCTGAGTGTGATGCTGCTGTAGTATTTCTTACTCCTCGTGTTACTCCAGATAAAACATTAGATGTAATTCCTGTGTAAGATATTTCTTCTGTGCCTATTTGTATATAGTTGGTTCCTGATGATGGAAACTGTGATGCGTCTGTTAATGTAATACTTGTTGCACTATCTGTAATACCTGAAGCAAGTGTTGTTGCTGTAGCTCCAACTTCCTGTCCTCCCCAAGATCCAAGAGACCAACCAAAACCTTGTGACTGTACATCGGGTCCTATATGATAATAATGTCTAACTCTAATACCACCTGATTCTGAAGCTCCTGATCCAGATTCGTTTGATGGCATTGTAATAGTAAGTGTGTTTGATGATGGCACTGTTGTAACCATGAATCTTATGTCATCAAAGTTTGCTGCTGCATAATCTGAATCTGTAATAGCTGTAAAATTGTCTAATAAAATAATATCGCCAGCTTCTATACCGTGATCACCAGAAAAATTTATAGTAACAATAGCTGATCCGTTAGTCGTACTAAATGCGTTTGTAAGTGTTGTTGTAGATTTGATAGGATGTATGTCATAGAAAACACCGCCCGAGTAAGCGTATAAAATTCTGTTTGTTCCTATGATAGAATACTTTTGACCTGAGCTGTTTGTAAATTGATGTAGTCCTCTAGCAGCTCCTGTTACATTATCCGCTCCTAGTTGTTTCCAACCCCCTATTTTTTCAGGTGTTGTATATCTAAACCTTACATTATCACAATCTATCCACTGACCTTCAGCAGTTGTAGCTGTAATTTGTTTATTAATTCCAGGTGCAAACCCTATCTTCTGTAACATAGATCTCCAGATTATATTAGATTGCGTTGATGTTCAACGTTATTTGACTATTCCTAGCATAGGTCTTTTATCATATAAATTAGACTTTGCAAACTGTCCATCCGCATGATTATAGTGCAAGAATACTTGACCACATAAATTACCTTGAAATGGGTCTCTCCAATGCTCTAACTCACAACCAGAGTAAATAAGCATATCACCTGGTTTTAAGTCTACTTTTATACCTTTAGGTGCTCCGGGCTTATGTATGCTTTTATACTCGTCTATGACGTTGTCAGACCCCGTAGGATCGATAAATATAGGCCATGCATCTCCACCCAAATTAAGGGTAGTGGATATCTCACAGCTGGGTCTATCCTTGTGTCTTCTTAGGATATTACCTTTTCTATATAGTCTTGTGTATGAATACGTTGGTACTAATTTAAGTCCTGTTTTTTTCTGCATTACAGCTATAGTTTTAACGAGTAATGTCTCCATTAATCTATCAGCATATTTAGCATAAGAGTTTGGAACTTGTGGGTCGTTAAATTTACCTAATAATGGATTGCCTTGAAAGGTAATACCATTATTTAACATCCAATTATCTGCTTCTGCTGATATTTGTAAATACGTATATGCTAGGGCCGCTACCTCTTTAGATACGGCACCACGAATAACTTGATATTTATTTTTTTTAAAACTCATATTTGTATAAAATTATAAGATACGGATATTCTCCAGTTCTTATCCCCTTTGTCTTTATTCATATTTATATCAACACCGTGGGGAAGCCAAGATGGAAAAAAGATCATACGTCCTTCTACAGGTTCGTAAGCACAGACTCTCCATAATTGTTCAGGTAAATCATCAACTCTTCTAGGCATATATGTATTAGGTCCTGGTCTAGGATCTTCTAAAAATAATTTGCCTGAGTTTTTTGGTACTTTAATATAATAAACACCTGACCACATAGAGTTAGGATGAGTATGTGTTTTATTGTAACTATAGCTAGGATTAATATTGGCCCACATATTACCAAGTCCTAGTTCACCTGTAATACCAAAATCTTTGTTACACTCGTAAGCCATTTTAAATAATTCATCAATAAGAGGTTTGTATTCTTTTCGCTTATCCATATCTGTTTTGCTGTGCCAACCAAAACCAGAGTTTGTTTTTTTTTCTCCTTCAATGTCTGATTTACGCCACTTTTTTATTTCTTTAAATAAATATTTATTAAGTTCTTTAGCGTTAGGTAAATCTTTAAAATAAATAGCAGTTGGAAATAATATTTTTCTTTGGAGTTGACTCATTTAAATGGTGGTCCTCCAAACCACATGACTAATGATTTTCTGACCCCCTTTTTAACTGGAGCTACTTTGTGTCTTAAGAATGATGCAAAGAATATAGCTTGTCCTTGTTTTAAGGCTAATGGTTTTTGATCACCCATTTCTTGAAATAGTAAATCTCCGCCTGTAAACTCTGATGGATCTGATAATAAACATGTCATAGATATTTTACGTATTGGATTTTCACCAGTAGCACCAAAAGCATTTAGATCCATGTGCCAATCATAAAAACCTTTTTTAGGATACACAGTAAACTGTGCAGGCTCTGTTAGTCTTACGCCATCAAACATAAAATGATTTAAGTTTACAATAGATAATTGGTTCTCAATCACTTTGTACATTTGTGGTAATTTAGCAAAAGGTATCCAAGATATAGTCGTTACTCTTTTCTTAGTATCATATTGACCTTTTTCTCCACCACCCACTTTTGCTTGTTCAGGTGCGCACGCATGACCAGCGTCAATAATCCTCTTACATTGTTCTGGTGTAAAGATAGGTTGTGTGGTTGTGGCAACATAAGATTGCCATCGTGGCATTCTTGGTATCATTCGTTTTGCCCCGATCCAGTTCTTGAGCTTACAGGATTGTAATCAACATCTACATTACAAACTAATGTTCTCCTAACTTCTTTGGTTCCGTTAAATGGATATACGCAGTGTCTCATATCATAAGGAAAAACATAGAAATCTCCTATCTTCATGTTAGGCGAATAGTCTGTTTTAGAAAATTGTCCGTTAGCTGAACCTATAATCTGTAATCTACCATTCATAGGTTTATTTACAGCTGAGTATTCCACACCTGTATCCTTCGGTAATTTCAAAGCCATAACAGAAGATAGACCTGTATACATTTTACCTTGGTGAATATGCACAGGATTATATTCGTTAGCTTTCATTTCATTAACCCAAATAGAATTAATTGATTTTTTTGTTGGACCAGTCTTGTTCCAATTTGTATAATGATCAAATACTGTATGAAACCATTTAAGTATATGGTCTGGTAAGAAACAGTGTTGGTACATTTTCTCATTATTGGGACCAGAGTAATATAAAGATACTTCGTCCTGTATTTTACCAACTAGCTGTGCATTAGCTTTCGGTAATTGTTTTTTCTGTTTTTCGTAAATTTCGTTAAGACCTACGAATATTTCCAGGGGGACCTGGTATTTTAAAACCGTTTGACCTAAATAACAAAAATCGAACTTCATTTTAATTTTTTAGTTTTCTTACTGTCTAAAGATAAAGTATTTTCTTTCAAACCTTTTTCTAAAGCTTCCAATTGTCCTAATATATTAAACACTTCTGGTTGTGTTGTACCAGGTGTTATTGTTTCTTTTTGTCTTTGAAATCTTAACAAGTATGATCTGGCTTGGTGCGTGTTGACATCTCTCTTATCAAAGTTACCATCATCAAACTCTTTCTTAAGTTTAGACCAAGTAGCCACTTCTCTCATTCTATGTTTAGCAACTAATTCCATTTGTGCTTTACCATATAATTTTTCTTCTAACTCAACTTGTTTAAGTTCTTTCTCTAATGGATCTTTTTCTTTTTTAATATCTCTTTGTAGTTTCTTTATTTCAACTTCATTTTTCCTAGCATCAAATGATAAATGAACTAAGTTTTCAAAGTGTGTATTCTGCTCTCTTACAGATTGCCAATACTTTGCAGCTTTGGTTGGATATTTATTATCAGATAACACAGAAAATCTCATTTCTGTTTCTGTACGAAACATTTGTTTCTTCATCCATGTATCTTGTAGCTCTGGGATTAATTTCTTAAAA